TGAAAGTCTTGCTCCGAAGGAAACGGGAGGTCAATCGTTTCATTTAAGATATACTCCATGAGTTCATCGACCTTCCCGATAGCATCCTCAGGGAAAAGGTCTTGAGTAGCAAAGGCTGCTCGGTAACAGAGAATATCGCCATCTACTAATACTTTTCCCTTGCTCATACTAAAACTTCCCGAAGGTTACTTGACCATCGTCCTTTTCAAATCCTACGTCAGTCACATAATCAAAGCCTACAGCCTGCATTACCGACAAGAACAGAGCTGAGATTTGAAACAGGTCTTCCATGTTGTCTCGGCTGAATGTGTAAACACCATCGTAACCGTCATAATCTTCCGTGGTCTCTACGGTAACTGTAATTTTCATTACGCAGCCTCTCCATCTTCAATCATAAACAATTTGTCGTCTGCACTTGGACCAGAGTTCTCGTAAGCCACATGGTCAGTAACACCGATAGCCTCAAGACGGACACCAGAGCCATTAGAGTAGGTAGAGAACTGGACCTTAGCCGCTGTCCCGTTACCCAATGCACCATCATCCCCCAACGACCACCAAGCCTTGTTCTCAGCTCCGTTAGTTAGGTTGACTACCTTTGGTTTACCACCGAAGTCTACCTCTGTCTCCACACCATTCTTGTCGGTGAATGTCATTTTGTGGTCATGGAAGCGTACCAGCTTGATGAACTTACCGATACCGAAGTTGTTACCCTGCTTGATGCGGTCATTACCCATTGGCTTAGGGTCTAGGCCACCTTGCAGCAACTCTTCGATCTGATCTTCGTCTGTGAAGTATGCGTTGACTACATACTGACCGTTAAACTTCTTTGCTTTCTTGGCAGCGTTGTTGTCGTCGCCACCCATATCTCGGTTCTCTTCAAACACCTTTGGGTATTCGAGGATCATATCCATTGTAAACTTAGCCATGTCGGGTTCCTTTGTTTAAGCTGTAGGGTTTACAGCACTGTGTTGGTAATATACTATAAGTTCATTTTGACGAATCTGTAACACTGATTCGCCAACTTATTTACTCGTTACTGAAGAAGGTCACATAGTGTTGCATAAAAGACTCAGTTGGACCTAGTGGATGTCCGCATAAGTCTTACCGAACTGCACATCAGTCCCAAGTGGGACGTTCAGCTTGACCCTCTTGTTGAGGATAACAGCAGCATCGTGCATGATCTTCTCTACGTTACCCTCGTCACCTTCCTTAACCAGAGCGATGATCTCGTCGTGGAACTGGCCCACAGACTTGATACCGTTCTTACGACAGACAGCGACCCAAGTATCAAAGCAGTAGACACCTGTGCCTTGGTTCAAAGTGCTGAACCTGTCCTTGTCACTACGCAGACTATACCAGAAACCAGAGACAGGGTTCTTTAGCCACATGCCCCCGAACAACTCCCTAACCTGTAGTGTGCTGGCAACCTTCTCAATGGCCCAGTTACGGGACCAGAAGGCGTCTAGCAGGGTCTTAGCCTCAGACTTGCTCATACCCGTCTCACGGGCCAGCTTAGACGCTCCTACACCGTATGTACTGCTATAGTTGACCACCTTGTAGTTCTTGCGGAGTGCCTTGAGTGAACGCTCACCTGAATTATGCTTGTCGATGTCTTCTTGAGAGATGACACCAGCGTGTAGTGCCAAGTCAAGGTGTGGGTCAAACCCTTCCTTGCTCATCTGTTCCACATACTCAGGGTCGAGTGGCTTCATGTAGTGTCGTTTGGTCGTGTCTTCTAAGCTAGTCATGTCAGCACCAGCTAAGACGTAGCCATCAGGGCAGGTAAGACACCCACGGATCACATCACCGTAAGGCTTGTCTACACTAGGCAGGTTGACCAGAGGCTTCATGTGCTTGAACCTGAATGTATTCGTCAGGCCAGCCACCGTAGCTTGTAGGTAGCCATCAACGTGACAGTCTAGGAACGACTTAAGTATTCCAGCACGATGAGTAAGCACGGTAAGACCATCCAGCAGATCAACAGCAGGGTCCATACTGACAAGTTCCTTGACACTCTTGCAAAGGTCTCCGTCATTACGGACTTGTTCGATTTGTCTTTCATCACCTGTCTTCTTATCCCTGATGAACTTATACGTTCGTGGTTTCCAACCTAAGCTATACAGCCAGTCCTTGACCTGATCGTTACTGTTTGGGTTACCCCGTTCTTCTCCTGTCTGGACAGTTAGGCTTTTTGCGGAGATTGGCATCTTATTCTCCGCACATAGTGCAACCCACTTCTCACCGTGAGAGGACAAGTCACCGTCCTTCTTGTGCATGACCTTAGGCTGGGTAGCCACACGGGTCAGTGCCTTCCTAGGCATAGCATCAGCTAGTTGCTCTACCTTCTCTTCTTTCAGCCTGATGATTTCGTCGTAGGCTTCCTGAGCTTTGTCTACGTCCAATTTCCACCGAAGGTCTTCTTGCTCTCTGGCACAGTCTAGCTTGAAGGTCAGGTAGTCTACCAGCCGATCTTTCTCCAGAGGGTCTTGGTAGAGCTTGTTCAGCTTAGTATCAAGATCACGCCACAGACGATTGTTGATCTTAACGTCCTCATCACATCTGTGAGCATACTCTTGTGGTGTCAGGCTGTTCCAGTCCTTGATAACAGGCTTAGGGATGCCGTAATCAACACCATACCATTCGAGACCATGCTTTAGTCTGTCGTGGTGCAGATACCAGCTAAGGGCTAGTGTGTCGATCAGACGTGCCTTTACCTTGATACCCAGTACTTTTTCCACTGCGGGGATGTCGAAGCGGATAATATTATGGCCTACTAGAACTTCTGTCTCAGTGAAGAACTTGCGCATCTCATCATAGTCGTGTGTGTGATGCACTTCTTTTCCATCGTGTGAATAAGACAAGACATGAATCTTGGTCAACTCATCTAATAGACCGTCAGTTTCAATGTCGAATACTGTCATTAGTGTGTTTCCTTAAGTGAGATTAAAGGTATGGGTCGTCGGCAGTTTCATCTTCTTCGTAAGGATCAAAGTCAGGGTCGTTCTCTTCAATCTTCTTGAGGGAAGTCCCAAGTTTACCTGCCAGATGTTCTAAACAAATAAGTATCTCCTTTGCAACACCTACACCACTCCATTCCTCTGGGTTATCCTCTGCATAAAACTTAAACTCCTCAACAGCCCCCCTAATGTCGTTTATTAACCCTTCAGAGACTGGCCGCATGACGGGGTGAGCATCGTCGTGGTCTAAAAGAAACCTTATAGATTCATGCAGGAAACTTGGCCTATAGTAGTATTTATTGTCTGGACTTACGAAAAGCAGACCTCCAGTTGATGTTATAATAGGGTGACACGGACCCTTATATTCCTTACATACCTTTCCATTCCTCTCTACTAGAGCAGATTCTTCGCCAATCTTGTCCCAAGATACCCATGAGTCTTCCATTAGTTATACCTCGCTTAGTGTAAACGTATCAGTATTAAACCGCATCATACCTGCCTTACCTTCTTCAGAGCATGGTCGGTTCTTCTCAATAGTAAGGTGTGTCGTGTTACGCTCTTGCAAGTCAGTAGAATCCTTGTCACGCTTCAAGTCAATGATGACTGATGCCCGCTGTCCGATCATACGACAATACTTCATCTGACCATCATCGTTAGTGTGGGCGATAGTAACGATACCCACGTTCAACTCAGCAGACAGTTTAGACAGTCGCACAGACAAGTCAGCCAACATCTGTTCCTTGCTCTCCTCTGACGACCCAACAAGGACATCTTGGATAGGTTCAAAGAACACGAACTTAACACCACAAGCGACAGCAAAGTATCGTATCTGGTCGATAAGATCATCAGCACCTTGACCGTCACTCAGATAGAACTGGTAGAAGTTCTCATCCTTGGTCAACTTACCGATAGCCTCAATGACACGATCCTCAGCACCCTTCTCTTCAATCAAGTCACGCCGTGTCAGGTTGTCGTTACACTCGTAAGACACAAGGCCAAGCAGTGACCTCAACTTAGTCTCTTCCAAGTGCCATGCAGCAATAGGGACACCACGCTTCAGCATGTTGTATTCCAAGAACCGCATCACCTCTGTCTTACCAATGCCTGTAGGTGCCTTGATAACTGTGAAGTGACCCTG